GGGCTTGCGCCTGTTCCTGACCCTTAACCTCGGCCTTCTTCAGCTTATCCTTCAACAACTGTTTCATGGGCGGCTCCAACAAGTCAAGCAGACTTTCTTTGTCAATCGCCTGCGCCTTGAACAAGTTGAACGCCAATGACCGCAAATCCTCCATGAAAATTGGAGAATTGCTGTGAGCATCAACCTTCACCACAAAATCTTTGGTGAATTGCTCGGGAATAAACCGTAACCCATCCGCTGCGGTCAAAACCGTCGCATCGTCTTGCTGCATAATTTTCAGGTACAGGGTCGCCATCTTTTCGAGGGCATCCTCGACCACCAAAGCACGCTTCTTCGCGCGGGACGACCCCAGGCGCGCGAGTTGTGAAGCATGTCCCTGTGAGCGAACGCCACTCTCACCCCGCCCTGACAACACGCTGGATATGCCGGACGCTTCTGCAAACATGGCGTCAATTTCATTTAGTTCCCTAAACAAGTCCTGCGGAATGTTTGGCGCCAAACGCTCGACCTTGGCGTTGGGCATGTCCGTAGATAACAACCCGCCAGGACGGTTCAGCGCAAAGTTCTTCTCATCCAAAATGCCCGTAAAACCCATAATACTCGTCGGCGGAGAGACTTGCTTGGACAACAAATCAAGGATTTCCGCCATTCGTTTATTTCGCATGTCCTGCAAACAAACTAAGCGGGAAACCTCAGACTGACCCCAGTAATAGTCCGGCATCGGGTTCGGGCAAATCTGAATGAACGGCAACTCACCCTTGATAAACATGGTTTCGTTGGCGCGATCATAAATTACCACATCCGGCTCGGCGATGGTAACTACTTGATAATCATTGGTGTCGTCGTTCCAAACGTACAACTCCCGCATCTCAATCGTGTCTTCAGCCACTTCAGGCTTCATGCGATTGGTGCCGGATAAGTCCAAATTTACGTTACCGTAAATGGTCGGGTCCACCGCCGACATGATGATCTTATCAACGCCGTTAGGGATTTCCTGCGGCTTGTACTTCTGCGCGGTAATCCGCTTCATCAAATCCTTGCGCTTGGGGTGCGAATACAACCGAGACGCCAAGTCAGACCGTGTGATGTAGTAAGTATGCACAAAGGCTTCCTGCCGGTCCGTGTACATCACGTCCTCACGCAGAACCCCAATGTTCCCAGGCTCCACCATGTAAGGCGTAATGCCGCGATTGCGGCGCACCAACTTAATGTAAGCGCAGTTGTAAACGAACGCCCAAGCCAGACCAATGCCAAAGACCTGATCGGCATTTGAATTGTTCCACTCGTCATTGAGGTAATGCGTTAGAACAGGAACCTTGTTGTGCTCCTGCTCATCAACCGCCGCGCCAAGACTAATTGAAAACCGCGTCGTATCAGCGGAGTACATGAAACTCACAAGCTGATCTATGTGCGGATAAATCTTGTTGAAGTGCGCCGGGCTGTCGTGCGGCCCCGACCCAAACAAATAATAGCTGCGAAGGCTCGCATAATCCCCGCGCCGCTCGTCACGCGACACATAACACTTATCCACCAAATCAAGGTAGAATTGTTCGCGTTCAACGGCTTCGGTTGGGATTCTCATCTACGCACACCTCGCTGAACCCGACGAATGTGCTCGGGCGTGCAACCAAACATACTCGCTAAAACGGCAGACTTCAAATCAGAAGTCTTAATATACTCCACTTGCTCATCCGACAGTTTCGCCCTGCCATGCTTTAATCCTTTGGCAACGCGCCCTTTCTTGTCTCTATCTCGATTATTATCAAGCACAGTTCCAAGCCAAAGATGTTCAGGATTTACGCAAGATGGATTGTCGCACCGATGCAAAACCAAATTATCGCCCGGGTCGCAAACATAAAACTTGTAAACCACCCTATGCGCCTGCTGAGACTTTTGATCGGCACGAATATAACCATAGCCCTTTTTGTTAAGGGCAGACCCCATCCAAAGCCAACATCCGGACATTGGCTCCGGAGATATCAGGCTTTGTAAATATGCCTCGGTTATTTCAATGCGCTTGGGCATTCAACCCCGCTTAATCGAAAGGTTCTCATGGTCAGCCATATACGACGCCGGCTTCGGCCCAGACAGATTACCAGCATCCTTGGGGTTAAAGCCAACACTTTCTCCCCTTACCGACTTAATAGCCCCGCCGGCAAGCACATTCTGCATGTTGTAACCGGCACCACCACCCCAAATAACCCCACTCGGGGTCTGCGGAGGCTGGTCCTTGGGCTGCGGGGCATTATTCCGGGTCAAATACCCCTCCTGATGCTCACCCTCCCGCGTTGACTTCAAATTCGTCATGTCAAAGTCCTTGGCAAGCCCCTTCAGGGTGCCATCAACGCCCTTGGTCCGGTCAGACATGTAATTTGGCGCCTGTAAATGGACAATCATGATCCCATCAAGGCATCCATGGGGGCATTGCGCCTCCCAAGCCTCAAAAAACCCATGCGCCTCGCACTTGTAGTCCCGTTTTATCGGCATTTGTTTCCCTCCATCTGCTCCAAAAGGGTCGGTTCCCCATAATCAGCCTTATTCCGCACCCGCGCATCCACCTTCAACCCCTCTGAGGTCATCTTCAACCCCCAACTGCGGGCCAAACGCAAACGCGGCTGCTTACGATACTCGGCAAAACGAGTGTTGTACCGGCCCTGCATGACCGCAATCTCCCCGTCTTCCCACGATTTCAACACACGACTAACCCTAATCTGAAACACCTCACTCAAATCAGCCGTGCCCTTAACAAAGATATTGCGCAGGCTTTGCTCACTGAACCCACACAACTCACAAAACAAGGTCAAACTGATCCCACGATTGGGGTCAGCAATAAAGCGCCCCATGCGCTCCTTCAGTTCGCGCTTGCTATAGACCGACATTTTTTCGCCATGAACGCATAAAACAACTCCGGCACCTTCTGGTCCCCCTGCTGCAACTCCAACCTAATCTCGCGCGTGTCAAACACCTCAAACCCAACACGCTGCATCAAAGCCACCCACATGTGCGGCCCCAGAATCGAATAGTGATTGGGGTTCCATTCGTGACCACGCTGCAACGCAGGCGCCGGCACCTCCACATACAAACCACCACCAACCCTCAACACGCGGTTGAACTCATACAGCGTGAACAACGGATAAGGGCTGTGCTCAATTGCGTGCCGACACCAAACCAAATCCACCGAGTCATCCAAGTCATCAAGGTCAGAAATGTCACACAACGTGCACCCATGCCCCTTGGCACGACACGCAGCAACATCCTCCTCACTCAACGTCACCCCCCAGAGAGATTGAAAGCCGGCACTCCGCATCTCGTCCATGAAGACGCCGGGGCCACATCCCGCATCAAGCACGAAGGGAGTATCCGGCAAACCGAATAGTGGGATAAATGCGCGCACGGCTTCTTTGATAAGCGCGTTGTGGAAGTTTCCATCTTCAGGCTCCGAATAAACAGTTGAACGTGCCAACTGCAAATAACGATCAAACTTCTCCGGCGTCATGAATACAACCCTATCCTCTTGAGATACGTACTCACCGCACGCGAACCCTGCACATCCTCCGGACGCATATTGTCCTGAGCGCGGTTGTTCTCGCGCGTAATCTTCATCTGCACCAAACGCGGCCACAACTGCTCCGCATAAGCAGCCGAAGCTAACGCCGTCGCAATCACACGATCATCCTTGCCGCGACCACCAGCCTGAATCGACCCGCCATCACGCACAATAGACTTCATCTCCTCAATCGTATCAACACTGCGAACGCGCATCATCCCACGCTCGAAGTAATCCTTCATGTAATTCAACATCCGCTCCTTGGACGGACCCGTCGTCAACCAACCAATACTGTTCGTAATACCACCAAGATTATCATTCTTGCGCCACATATAATTCTGCATGTGACCCAACACATTCATCAAGTCCTTGCCCTGCGGCCCACCCAACGACGCCGCCTGACGCTTCAAATTACGCAACTCATTAATCACCGCCTGCCCAGGACCATTCACCTCCAAATTCAAAGTACTGTTCCGATAAGCACCAGCCAAATGCGCAATCACCCAAGCAAACTGATAAGTATTCAACTCCGACGTAGCAAACTCCGCAACCTGCTCCATACCATCCGCATACACACGATAAACCGTCAAACAAAAACGATCAGCCCAATCACTCGACCCATACGCCGGGTCAGCACCAATCACATAATACGCCGTATCAACCGGCTCCTCCCAAACCTTCAACGTCGCTAAACGCTCCTGCGACTTAATCACCTCAGTATCCGCAAACGTCGCACCCATCACATAACGATAATACGCCGGCACATCCTTCTTCGCCTCCTTCATCGCATCCGTACAACGCGCATTACTGAAGAACGACGTACCCGTCATAACAAACGCATAGTCCTCAGTCGGCGGGAACTCCTGATACATCAAAGCATCATCACGTATCCCCTCCGCCAACTTCCAACGCCACCACGCCATCTGACGGGAATTAATCTCAACGCCATACAACTTCTTAATATCGCGCGTCCACTCACGCTCCTCCGGCGTCAATCGACCATCCCAATAAGTCTTGTACACCGCCGATTCTGGGTCCGACGAATAAAACTCATTCCGCCACCAACCACAGAAAATCGCACGCTGCGTCCGCGCACGCTTGGCGGTAACATACATATCATGGAACATGTTGAAGCCGCGCGCCGTGCTCTCAAACATATACAACCTGTCGGGGTTGGTCTCAGCCAACGAAGCCAACAAACTCGCCAAACCCTCCTCATCCCCCCACGAAGACGTTTCCGTGCCGTGCAAATAAGTGATGGCTTTACCACGCCCCAAACTCCCCTTGGCCCTCAAACCAGCCACCTGATAGAAAAGCCGGGACCGATTCCTCAACACCATCTGATTGCGATTATGCCCATCAACAGGAATCTTAAACTCCTTGGGCAAATGCTCGTGATACATACCCAACGTCGAACGGAACATCTCACGGTTCTCCTCCGTGTCCGTCACCAACGTTGCACCCAACCCAGGATGCGTAAAAACCCAATACAAATCCAACGCTAAACTAATCGTAGTTATCCCCAACTGACGACCCTTCAAAATCACATAATGGTGCGCCCCATCCTCCAGCCCAGCCGCAATCTCCTGCATCACATACGTCTGCGTGCCCAACAAATTACCTAGCCGCTGAAGGCCCTTCTCCTTCGTCTCAATCTGTAACTGCGCACAAAACCGATAAAACTTCTTCAGATCAAAACTCATCTCACCAACCTATAACCCTTGCGCACACGATCATGCACAATATCCAAACCAAAACGCTTCCGACAATCAGTAATCCCAACCCTCACCACAGTACGCCACGTCGCCGGCACATCACGACCAGCCCACAACAACATCCGAAAATCATCCCAACCCAAAAAACCACCATCAGCAGACTCAAACGAATCAGCCAACACCTTCACCACCGCATCACCACGCACACGACGATGCCTAGCCCTCACATCACCCATCTCACGTGCACGCTGTAAATATAACCATATCGTGTTGCTGCTCACACCAACATCAGACGCAATAACCTTCACCGTCTGACCAGCCGCATACATCGCACAAACACGATTCAACTTATCCATATCCATAACAATCATACCTCCTGCGTAAACGTTGTAACATTAACAAAGCAAGAAAACCAGTTTTTTTCTATGGGGGGAGCCAGTTGGGGTGCACGCGCCTACCCACCCCCCTGGCCCTGGCGAGGTCCGCCGGAGGCTGTAGCTGGCCAAACCCTGCCCATGCCCAAGCCCAGACCATGCCACAACCTGCCTGCCATGGCGCGCAGTAGCGTGTCATCACAGGGCGACCAAACCCCAAGTGAAATTTACAGCGCGGGCGAAGCGCCTATCCCCAAGCTTTGTTTGCCTGGCAAGCGTTATAATATAACATTACCCACTAATAGGTATGACATATGAATAGGTATTCAGGTGTATAGGTATATATATATTACATGGTGCGCTTTTCTTCTAACATTACGAAGATTTAATGCAATTATACTCTATATTCTATTGCAATATGTGGTGCATGATGTTATATCTTTTACATCAAAAGCGATTATGCTTTTGTCTATATGTAGGAGCATAAACTATGCGTGATGATCTTGCAATTTGTGCTGCTTTGCTGGCGCTTTGGATTTACATTCTCGTTGGTTAGTTCTGGCAAGCGCAGTTTATCGCTGCGCTTTTCTGAACCAATCATGGTTCATTATGGGGAACAATAACATGGCTTACTTGGCAGAATGGACAGATACTTATGGCGGTGACGCCAATTATTCATGGGTAAAGCGCGCCACCATTAAGGCCGATGGGGATACCTCAGACCTTGCGCTTATGCGCCGCGCCAAAGCTGCGCTTGGCTTGTCTGGCCTGCGAGGCCGCACATACCAGCACGGAGACATGATTGAATTCCGGCCTTATCGCATGGCGTGCGTGCTTTTCGTGACATGGTCAGACTATTGCAGCGAGGAGGCATAAGCCATGGCCCGCATTGAAATCTTGCGCGCCGTCAAGCACGCTATCCGCAACAAGTATGCTTGGCCGGGAGGCTATCCGCTTTTCATTGTCATGGAGGATGGCGAGGCGTTGTCATGCGATGCCGCGCGCCGTGAATGGAAAAGCATAGCCTTTTCCACATTGCATGGCTTGCGCGATGGCTGGCAGGCATTGGGCGCGGATATCAATTGGGAAGATACTGCGCTGTATTGCGCGCATACCGGGGAGCGCATTGAAAGCGCATATGGGGAGGATTGATTATGCTGCGTGTTACTTATGCCTATGGCTTCAAAACGCGTGATGCTGCCGAGGCTGCGCTTGTTGATTGTTTCGCCAATGGTGAAATCAGTGAAGGTGAAGGGCCGGAGATTAGTAGCTATCGTTCACGGGATGGCGCGCTGCGCTGGCAGATTACCATTCCGGCATAACGGCGCGGGCTTTAAGCCCCGCCTCCCCATGGCGTCATTGTGGCGTCATGCGGCGGCGATACCGCCAAACGAGGGAAACATGACATGACAAAGCAGGCAATTATCACCGCGCTGGATAGCTGGATTAAGCAGCGCCCAGGCTTGGAGTTCGGCAATTATGGGGATGTTACATCCTATCGTGCCGAGTTGCGCGGCATCACGCGCGATTTACAGCACGCGCGCACATTGCTGCGCCATGTAGAGTTGTCGGGCATAACTGGCGAGCAATTGGCTGAAGCTTTCAAGCGCGCTTTTGCCGGCAGGCTGTTATGGGATGGCAAGGCGCTGGACTATTGCGTCGGGCAGTATTGGCCGACTGAGTATCGGCGCGCGGCTTGCGCGGTATTGGCAAGCGCCTTGTGGACCTATTGGCGCGATGATTGCGGCTATCGCGGCGCCGCTATCCGGGTTCATGCTGCGCGGGCTTTTGGGCGCGGCATTGCCTCCCGTTGGTTTAATTGAGGGAGGCTTGAACCATGACACACACTCCCGGCCCTTGGGCTGTTGGCCTGCGCGCGGATCAAACGATTTACACCAAGGACCTGTTGCGCGTTGCGACTGTTGAATGTCCGCGTAAAGAATGGAAGGCCAACGCGCGCCTAATCGCGGCCGCGCCTGACCTGTTGGAAGCCTTGGAAATGGTAAGGGATGCTGACAATGACCGCGCGGCGGATAAAATGGAAACTATCCCTGACATTGCCCGCGCAAAAATTGACCGAGCGATTGCCAAGGCGAGGGGGGCATAACCATGACGCGGAAACCTACCATCTGGGAAGCCCTTGCCGCGCGCCTTGGGCGTGAACCTACCCATGCGGAAGCCTGCGCCGAGGTGCGGCGCATATTGGCGGAGGGCGCAGCGCAATGTGGCAAGTAACAGTCTGGCGCGGGGGCGCGAAGCCTCCCATGCCCATTGCGACCCTTTGGGATAAACGCGCCGCCGAGGCGCTGCGCTTGGAAAGGCAGGATGAAGCCCCGGCCTTGTGGTGGTTCCTGCGCCGTTACAATTTACCCACCTCTACCGGGGGGGTAGGTGCCGCGCCATGCTGACGCGCCCGACAACGCCCCTGCCGGAAACCCCGGCCATGCTACGCGCCCGCATTGCCGTGAGGCTTGAGTTTCTCAGGCAATGCCACCCCGATAGCGCCGAGTATTGGCGGCTTCAACGCGACCTTGCCGACCTGGAGCGGCGCCTTTACGCGCTTGAAGAACCCTTCCGCCCCAAGCCTGTGCGGAAAGATGTTGACCTGGGCGGACAGCCCTTTTAGGCTGATGGGGTCCTTTCGATTTGTTTTCCCTGTCCCAACTGGCCCCGGCGCTCACGTGTCGGGGTCTTTTTCTGTGCGGCCCGTTTTAAGCGCCGCTGGCGGCTTTTGCCTTTCCCCTGCGGGGTGGCATCCCCGCCATCCTGCGAGCTACCTCAGCGAGCGCGTCAGACAGATTGTGAGCCTTTTCCGGGTCGGTGTCGGCCCCTTGTGCCTCTGCCTCGTCTATGAGTTCTTCCAACCGCTCCAAAAGCCATGGCCTAGAGTCATAGCAATGCGTGACAAGGTTGTGCCTCATGCCCATGAGTTCGCGCCAGCGCAGGGTGGGGTTTTTGATGGCGGCTTTTTCTTCCAGCTTGTCGCGCCACCATTTGCGGTCAAGTGCGTCCTCGTGTGCTTCAACGTCCCGAATGACGCGAGCGAAAGCCTTGGGGCTGTAAGCCTTCACCATGGAGAGGACGTGCGCGCGTGTGGTGCGGGGGAACTCCGCGCCCGAGGTTTTCACCTTGTCGAAGTTGTTTTTGCTGCGAAGCACCCAATAGGCCCACCATTGATGGTCAACGGCGGTCCAATCGTCGGTGGTCGGGTCAGGCAGGCGAGCGGTTCCGTCTGGGTTGTCGCGCACCCATTGGAAGATGGCAAAGCGGATGTCGCCTACGTTAGGCGTTCGCGCCTTGCGCGGCGCCAGCGCAACGGCTTCGAGGCATTGGCGCGATGTCCAGCATCGTGCCGGCACATCTGCCAGCATGGGCAGCATGGCTTCGTAAGCCTCGAAGGCACTTTGCCAGAACTCGGGGATGGTTGCGCGGGCGAGGTCGCGCATGAAGGCGCGAGCGGCATCAATCGACATAGTAGCTTACCTCCGGCGTTTTGCGGGCTGCGGCCTTGCCGCCGCCGCGTTGGTTGCGACACCAATTGCGCCAAGTGGCTTCCCAATTGGTTTTCAGCCCCCTGGCGCCGGGGACGGCTAGCCAATAATCGCGGAACCCATCCAAGGTTTCCTGGGGGTCGAGGCCGCGCTCGCGGCAGAGGGCCACACCATCGTCAGACGGAACCCAATTTTCAGCCAAACGGCTTCCCCTTGTTGGCCGAGCCTCGCGAGGCGGTATGACCTCCACCTTTGCTAGCGTCATGCTAGCATCTTGCAAGCGTTCTGCTAGCGCGCTCTCTACTCTCTCTCTATCTCTTTCTCTATTCTCTGTATATGGTTTACATATATATATATTAGGATCGCCTTCCAGCGCGAAAAACTCCGCTTTGACTAGCCCGTCGATGCCGTCGCGCACCTCGTTTTCCGTCATGCCAAACTTCCATGCCAACTCCTTCACGTCGGCATTAACGGTGCCGTCCATGCTTTCAGATGCTAGCATCCACAAGCACGGTGCTAGCGCCTTGCTAGCAGTTTGCAAGCGCGCCCACGCGAAACTGTTAATCACATCGCGGTGCAGCTTGATCCATGGCGGCTGGCGGTTTTTGTAATGCTGGAATTGATCCCAGTTTTTGGCGGTCAGTTTCACGCATACCTCCTTATGGCCCAGCGTGTTCAACCGTCTTTTCCATCGAGCGCATCTAACGCGCTCGCCTTAAAGCTGATTCCTTGCTTCTCAAGTTCTCGGCTTTGCAGGGTAATTTCTGCCTCATATTCGTTCCAGCGGTGCAAACCATGCCGCAGGAGCATCGCTATTGTCTTGTTGACACTACGATCTTCCACCCGCGAAACCTCAAGGATTTGGTCCATTAGGGCCGCAGGCAACCTCAAACTATAAGCCGTTTCATTCATGTCTATCTCCTATCAACCGAGCCGCAAAGTGACATCAGAAATAATTTAAGTCAACCTCATTTTTCCTCTTGCGAATCGCCTAACATTGTGTTCCATTTACATCGCCATCTAACGCGAAAGGACAACGCAATGGCACTAAACCTGTTGCCAGATCAACCGGCAGAGCGGCGGCTTCCCGAGCCATTCTATGTGGCAAAGTGTCGCAATGAGTTAATTACTCACGCGAAGTCGCATCCAGAAATCAGCATCTTGCTTGAGGCTTTGGAGGAGGTTGCGACCTTCAGCGCCAAGATGCGGCAGCTATATTTACAGGCCGAACATGGTCCGGTGCGCGCCATCCTGAATGGTCGCTATGGCCTGTCCAATGCCTGCGAAGATGCCTGTTCTGACATTAGCGCGCTGGCGTGGGATTGGGCGGATGACACCTATCAAGAGCGTGAGAGGAAGCATCGCTATGACTGACGCGGAGTGGAAAGAGATGCAGCGCGAGATCGAACGGGATGAACAAGTTGCTCGCGCTCGCGAGCGGTATCGCTGGTTTGCCGAGGGGGCGAGGACCGGGATGCTGCAAGCCTTGGAGGACGTAGCCAATAGCGAAACGCTTGACGCTGCGGTGGAAACGCTTGCCGCACG